TCTTCCCGGTGTTGGTAAATCTCTTGCTTTGGTCAAAGCCGCTGTTGAAAATGTAAACAGAGGATTCAAAGTTGCCTTCGTATCTGTCGAAATGGATTGGGTTTCCATTTCAAAAAGGTTTACTTCAGCTTATGCTGGAATGCCTTTTAATAAACTTATCAATCAAAAAGAAGAAATTAAAAGTATACTTGAATACAAAAGCATGGAATACGAAGACAAAAACAGATTGATTGTAAAACAATTTCCTGCCGGAAGTATTGATGTTAACGATATACGGGCTTATCTGAATCAATTAGAATTGTATGGATTTTCTCCAGATGTTTTGATTGTTGATTATCCCGGTGAAATGAAAGATACTCCCGGAGTTCCTGTTTGGGAATCTAAGTATAGAATTATTAGAGACTTAAGAGGTTTGGCTTGCGAAAAGAAAATGCTTGTTTTTACAGCAATGCAGCCAAATAAATCTGCTTCTGATCTTTCAGCTTCTGAATTTATTGAGGAGGGTAACATTGGTGCATCATTTGATATGTTTAAGCCTCTTGACGGTTTGTGGTCTATTAACAGAACTACCGATGAGGCTAACGCTCAAGTTGGTAGAATTTTCGTTATCAAAAGTAGAAATGGTAAATCAAGATACCATTTCCCTGTAGAATATAATCAAGATATGCTTACTATTTCAGAAATTGATTTTGATAAGTATAAAACAAAAATGCACAATAAAGCTCAACAAGACGCAAATACTTATAGCATAACAACTGATACGACTAATATTTCTCATATTGATCCGCCTAAAAAGGGCAAGAAGAAACAACAAAATCCTTCAAATCCTATTGACTAGGTTTTGATTTATGTTTATGGTTTAAACTAAGGGGGTGCGGCATGGTTGAAAAAATTGGTTTGGGTGACAAGGAATGGACAATTGATTCTCGTGATCTTAATTTTACTGATGCAACACTTAATGCATTTTTTGAAAAAGTTGGCGCAATTATTGACTATGTAGGTGCTGGTCACGCCTTGGCAATGAAATTACATTCAATTGCTGAACTTGAATATAAGAAGAAATATATTGATAAGTTCAAAGATTTGAAAGATCAAGGAAAATCTGACAAAACAGCAGAGCTTTCTGCCGAAGGCGATCCAGAATCAATTGATTTGAAAAGACAAATAATTGAAGCAAAGTATAACAAAGATAGACTTTATGCTCATTTGTCTGCTTTGAATGCAGCTAGAGAAGACGGTCACAATAGAGGGCATTTTTTACGCAAGGAAATGGATAAGCTCAACATGGACATTGCTGAGAGATAAAATGTTTAACATTGAGTTTGTTCGTAAGTATATGATTACTGCTAAATTGTTTGGCGAGCTTAAAAATCCATGCTACTCCAGAAAAATTGGAGTAGTTATTGTTAATGATCGTTTGACAAAAGTCATTAGCATGGGATATAACGGTCCTCCAAGAAATGCGCCTCATTGCGATAGTCCAGAACATCTTAAAACAATTTTTCTTCCTCAGCTTACAGAAGAAGATAAATACAAAATAGACCCTAATTTCGATGAAGAAGAATTTATTAAAAATTATGCTTATGAAAAGCAATGTCCAAGAAAAATTCTTGGATGTAAATCTGGCGAAAGGCTTGAACTATGTTCTTGTGCTCACGCTGAAGCAAATGCTATAGTCAATGCATCTGCTGATTTAAATGGATCGCATATGTTTGCATGGTGTACTTTGCCATGTATTGAGTGTACAAAATTAATTATAAATTCTGGAATTAGAAAATTGTTTTGCTTATCTAATAAAGATAAAGACTATTCTATTGGCAGCAGGTTTCTTTTTGAAAAATGCAGCGTCGATATAGTCGAGCTTGATGAAAAAACCATTTTAGAACACTAGGTTAATATATGTTTGAAGTAGAATTTAAATATTATAAGCAAAAAGAAGATCTAGATTACAACAAAGAGGAGCCGTTTGTTTTCAGAAACAAATTTGGCAAAATCGATGAAGATTATCCAAAAGAAAAATTAGCTAAATATATCCTTACGCAATTAGCTCGTCGTGATATTTTTATATACGATCTAGAAATTTATGAATTCACAAAAAAGAAAGTAAATTTTAAACTTGGTAAAAATGGTTTTTTGATTGCTGGAATCAAGTTTAATAATTCTGATTTAGCTGAAGATTGTAATCTTGAAAATGATGTTCCAACAGAACCTCAAGCTATTCCAAAAATACAACAACCTGCACCACAGCCACAAAACAAATTTATTAACTTAGCCAATAAGTTTGGTGATTTGAAAACTAGAAAAATAATGCGAAAAGTAGCATTTGTTCCGCCATTAAGGATGGATAAATCAAAATTCCCTTATAAGTTTACATTAAACAAAATATATCCTGTTTATTCTGAAAGATATAATAATAATGGTATTGGTATGTTTATTACTACAACAGATGATAACAATGATGTTTTAGAAGTTATTGATGAATATTTTGTTCCAGCAAATACATCGCTTGAGTATGAGAATGAAATGGATGCGGGTAAGCGTGGTAATAATGATTTGTTGAATTGGCAAGGAGACAGATCAACAGGACCGATGATTAATTTGAGAGGAAAGTAATGAATCAGCGGGAAAAAGATCAAAAAAAGAAAGCTAGAGCGATTGCATCAAGAAAGAAAGTGCTTGCTCGTAGATTGGAAATTAGAAAAACAAGAAAAGAAGAAATTACATTAGAAAAAGAATTTGAATCTAGGGAATCTAAATATTTAAGCAGAGAAGAGATTACCCAACAATTGGAGCATAATCTCAAAATTCTTGAGCAGTATGAAAAATTATTAGCAGAGCAAGACAAGTCGCTTGACAATAGTTCTTTGCCTGATAATAATAGCAGTACACCTATGGTGTGAACCTTTGGGGACAGGTAAAGTCCTTAGCAGTGTGGTGTGTAATACACCCAGAAAGGCAGTTGGTTATGGCAGATTACGAGTTAGACACCCTTGATATTAACGAAATTGGCAGAGAAGCTAATCGTCTTAACAAGGAACAGACAGCAACAAACGACAATTATGTCAGGATGCCGGAAAAAGATGGATTTGTTTTGATCCGCATTCTTCCAAAGCTTAAAGGCAAACCATTTTTTCATGCGGTAAGAATTCATCGGCTTGGTGAATATCCAAACGCTAAAACAATTTTTTGCACAAGAGAATTGATCAAAACTCCCAAAGGCGAGTTTTGGAAAGCATCTAGCCCAGATCGTGAATGCCCAATTTGCAGAGAATATAATGCAATGTGGGAGAAGTCTAAAAAGATGCCTCCTTCACAAGCAAAAGTTATTCAGGAGCAAGCTCGATCAATTAAGCCTGTTGAACGGTATTACTACAATGCCATTGTTCGATCTCAGCTTAATGGCAAAACCAATCAAATTGAAAACAATGTTGGACCCAAGATTTTCTCTTGTGGTAAGACTTTGCACAATATCATTTGTGTTTCAATTTATGGCAATGAAACTACCGGCAAACGCAAATTAGGTGACGTTGCTAGTCCTGTTAACGGCAGAGATTTTAAGGTTGTTAAGGTGGTTCGTGGTGCCAATGGTTATCCAAACTACGATCAATCTTTCTTCGAAGATCCTTCACCTCTTGGAACGAAGGAACAAATCAACAATTGGCTTTCATCTTATCAAGATCTGGAATCGATCCCAGTTTATCTGACGATTCAACAGATCGAGGAGGCGATTCATTCGTTTCTTTCGGGAGATGAACCCGTTGCACAAGTTGCAGCAGAGGCACCAAAGAAAGCAGTATCGAAAAATGCTGCGCCAAAGGTTGAAGAAGGCTTGCTAGATGACGTTGAAGGTTTGATTGACTCTGATATCGAAGCACAGCTTGGTAATATTGGGTTTGGAAAGAGGTAAATTTTAATAAATTTTTCAATCTAACAGGGAGCCTAAAAAGGCTCCCTGTTTTTTTATTTATTACACTCTATTAGTTTGAGTCAAATTGTTCTGCATGGAGTTTAGCATGGCTCGTCAAAAGAAAGATTCAGCTTCCCTTGATAATTTATTCACCGATATCGCAAGCGCAACTGGCGCAGAGCTAGTATCCGAACTTGATCAAGCTCGATATTTTATAGATACAGGCAATTTTGCCATCAATTATTGCTGCTCTGGCAAGTTTTATGGTGGTGGCATCCCCGGTGGCAGATTGTCTGAAATTTATGGTCCATCAGCATCAAGCAAAAGCCTTATTGGTGCAAACATTCTTGCTGGTATGCAAAGAATGGGTGGCATTGGAGTCATTCTTGACACTGAAAACGCTATCAATGGTGAATTCATTCAGAATGCAACTAAGTGTGATATAAGCAAGTTGCTAAGATACACTCCTGAAACATTAGAAGATTGTTTTAGCACGATGTATCGTGTCATTAATTATATTCGCAAAGTGAAGAAAATAGAAGTTCCAGTTTGCATTGTCTATGATTCTATTTCTGTTTCACCAAGTGCTAGAGAATTCAGGGAAACAAAATTGCCTGAAGGATATAGCAAGGCTGATTTTAAACGTATTGTTGGTGGGAACGAACAGCCCGGAGAACGTGCAAAGATTTGTTCTAAAGAATTAAGAAAACTTAACACTGAAATGGAGCAGAATGATGTTACAGTGGTGGTACTCAATCAGATCCGTGATAAAATTGGTGTTCTTTACGGTAATCCCGAAACTACTGCTGGAGGGGGACAAGGATTGCCATTTTACGCTTCGTTAAGAATGCGTAGTCAAACTCAGAAGAAGATTGAACAAAGCGTTGCCGGATCAGCTAAGAAAAAGATTCTTGGCATTAATATTAAGATTCAGAACAAGAAAAACAGATCTTATCGTCCTTTTGTTGAAGTTGATAATATTCCTCTTTATTTCGACAGAGGAATGAATCCATTGGGTGGTGCTTTGGGCGCATTGCTGGATTCTGGAAGAATTATTTCGAATGGATCAGGTAATTTCTCAGTAAATCCAGAATTTACTGATGGCAAAGAAGTTAAATTTAAATCTTCAATGGAAAGAAATGACATCCCAGTGGAGATTGCTCAAGAATATTCTCGAATTCTTGATGCCACAGAAGAGCAAATGAAGGAATATTTGCAGTTATATGCAGATGTGATAAATTATAAAGTATCTGGCGAAGTCATCGATGCAGATGATGAATCTGATCTTGAAGTGGACGATCTTTTAGGATAATCGAGGTAAAGATCATGACACCGTCTTATGTCATGCTTAAATGTCCTGATGGCAAAAGCATCGTGACAAGTTATAACAACTTGTTGTCTTTGTCAGAATTTATCGATTGTTTCAACATCAAAGTTGAAAGTTGCAAAATAGATGATATGGAAAATGCTGTTGGTTTAGAGGAAATCGCAAATATATTTTGCGATTCCAATTATGTTAAAAATTCTACTATTGCTGTAGAAACATCAGAAACGCCTGATAATAATATGACGAAAGACAAATCTTCTCGTTATATCAGAAACAAAATCAAAGAAACAATACTTGAGAAGAAAGAAATATCTTTCTCTCAAATTTGCAAAATGTTTTCTAACTTTAACTACTCTGTTCCCGGTTTAAATAATAATTTTAAAATTGCTCGTCAAGAACTAGAATCTGATGGATATAATTGCGTTCGGTTAAAACGAGGTGTTTATCGTTTAGAAGGACGAAATAATGAGTGAACAAGTGTTTGTTAATCGATTAGAAGGATTAAAAGAAGCAGTAAAATATGGCAGACTAATGGGTCATGTCCTTCAAGAATATTCATCTTTAAAAGGTAATCCAGATCTTGAAATATCTACAAAAGAGTTTAAAACTTGGATATTTAACATTGATGGTTATGATGTCCAATTTTATTTTAATCGTGTAGAAACAGATTACTTTGAAACAGAAAGAAATATAATTGAAACTTTGCAAATTTGGTCTGATGATTTATATTTTTTGCCATTTGTTGTATCTTTCAAGATAGCAATGGCTTTTTTTGGTGATGGAGGAATGATATTAACGCAAATTTTAACGCCTAACAGATTTATTTATTGTTGGACTAAAATGTATGATGAAGAAAATAATACCTTGTCTCCAGTCAAAGGATCATGCTTAAATAAAAGTTTTTTAGGACACAAATACTATCTTATTAAAGACGTGCCTACATTTGTTGAATAATATCTGACGTTAGAGTTATAAATATATTAACTCCTCCGGAGCAGCAATAAAATGCTGATTAAAAATGACAAATAAAAAGCCTTCCACCAATAGGATTCAATCATCTTTAATAAAACATTTAGAAAAATATGGAATAATTCAATTACAATTACCTGATAATTTTGTTTTAGAAGTAGGGATTAATAACGACGACGATGATTCTGGCAATGCCAAAAAAACAGAAAATTATTGTTATGTGATTGTTAAAAATGACATTAGAGCAACAGTTATCGACAAATATAATATTGGTATTCGTTGTGAGGATAGTGAAAAGTCTGTTATTCTGGAAGATAAATTTGTTGATAATGATGGTAATAAAGTTCGATCTATAAATGTTGTTTAATAACTAATTTAGATTGGGTTTCCAATGTTGTTCGAGGACTTTACTGTGAAAAAAAATCCATCTTTTTTTCTTAAGATGAGCGATTACGATTTGATATACATCTATACGAGGCTTTTGCATCGTTATCAAGATGATTTGTCTCAAGCTTTTGATTTAATATGTAAGAAATTTTTAGATATAAATGAATACTTGACAAATGTTGATTGTTCATCTGATTTTCATGCTAATTTAGAATTTTTAACTGATTTTGTTTTTATAGAAGTCAAACGTCGAAAAATTGCAGACCCAGTTCTAAACCCGCTCTAAGGGGGTGATTTCTAGGGTTGGAACTATAGCCCACCGGAAACGGTGGGCTATTTTTAAATTTGACACAGCATCCGGTGTAGATATAATAATGGACATGATTATCACAATCGAAGAGACTGAAGAAAAAGATTCTTCCTTGTTCCCGCATTACAAATACCCATTTGAAAAATTTAATGTTGTTCAAAGCACAGTCTTCGAACATTATCAATCTTCAAATAATTTTATTATCGCTTCTGCTACAAACAGCGGAAAAACTGTTATGGCAGAATTTTTTCTATTTGATGCTTTAATTGAAAAAAAGAAAAAAGCTATTTACCTGTGTCCTCTTAAATCTCTTGCCTCTGAAAAGCATACTGCTTGGTCTGATGAGTCTCATCCTTTCCATAAGAGCAAAATTAGACTTATGTCTGGGGATGAGGAAAAAACACATAGCGGCAATCTTATCGTAGCCACCATTGAAAGCTTTTGCCATAAGGTCAGGACTGAGCCAAGTTGTTTTGATGATGTAGAAGTCATTGTTGTAGATGAAGCGCATATGCTTGGAACTGATGATCGTGGAGCTACTCTTGAGTTCGCTTTGACAGAGTTTTCAAGAAAAAACAGTTCTAAGATAGTTTTTTTAAGCGGAACGCTGCCTAATGCCAATCAAATAGCAGAATGGTTGTCCATATTAAATAAAAGAAAAACAATGGTTCTTAACTCAAAGTATAGAGCCGTTCCACTTGATGTTCATTATAGAAAATATGACACTTCTCTAAATCAAGGACCAAATCCTGTTGATATGTTTGACTCAATAGTCAAAATTTGTGAAAAGAATATTTCTGACAAAATACTTATATTCGTACATTCTAAAAACTTAGGCAAAAGATTAGTCAAGTATGTTGTAGAAAGAGGATTAGAAGCTAAATTTCATTCTGCTGATCTTGCTGCGGGCAAAAGAAAATCATTAGAAAAAGAATTCAAAGATGGCTCTTTAAGATTACTTGTTGCAACAAGCACACTTGCTGCTGGTGTTAATTTACCAGCTAGAAGAGTAATCATTGCTGGAGTTGTCAGAGGAAGCCAATTAGTAGAAAAGTCTGAAATATTTCAAATGATTGGTCGTAGTGGCAGGAAAGGAATCGATGATCAGGGTGATGCTTATATATTTTTCCCTGACAATAAGATTAGCTTGGCTAATGAGTACAAAAAAGTCGATAACATTTCTTCAAAATTGTTTTTGATAAACGATGATCTTGAGTACCACAAACTTGCTGGTCATATTCTCGCTTTAATTCACTTAGAGAAAAAACTTAGTTTTGACAAAATATGGAGTGTGCTTTGCAACACACTAGGTGCTTGTTCAGGTAAAATTAAATCTGATTATTTGAAAAATACACTAGATCGTTTAGTTAACATGAAATTTATTGAGCTTGTTGATGGTGACTACAAAATAAAAAAACTTGGAATTCCAAGCGTATTGTTTTTTATTGATCCTTACGATTTAAACGTCTGGGTCAAAAACTTCTCTCGTTATTTTGCGGGATCTTCAAGAAAAGATTCTTTGGTAACTTATTATCTTTCTTTAATCCCATCTAATATGAAGTCGTTCATCACTGAAGAAGAAAAATTATTTTGCATGCAATACGCTGACAGACTTAGAGAATTGCTTGGTCCTAATTTTATCGAGACAACAGCTATTAAGAATGGATATCTTTATTATTGCATGTTGAATAATAGATCAACAGGTATATTATCACCTATGATTCCTGCTATTGTTAAGGATTTTGGTAGGATATGTGCTTGTTTGAATATGGTGTCAAAAATTTGCCAATGGAAATGCGAACATAATTTCTTCATTGGTTTGAAAGAAAGATTTCATCGCAAAAAAGTTTAATCATGCTCTCTTAGTTAAAGGCTTTGAGGGAATATCATGTTGATGGAAAAGTTTTACACAGGACGGCAAACAAAGCCTAAATTGATTAAATTTACCCATAACGATTTAGAAAAGATTGCTTATAAGGTTTGCATAGAACCTGATGAATATAAAATATGTGTTGAAAGTGCAAGCAATATGTGGGCTAACAAAAAAAAGGGATCATATGGTAAAGGATTAGTTAATACTGAAGATGATCCTTATAAGACTGAAAGAACTGGAAAATTGGGAGAAATGGCTTTTTCTAAACTCTTTCAATTTCCTGTTGATTTGACTTATCGGGAAGGTGGAGATGATCAAGATTTCATTTGTAACGGAATGAAGTTGAATATCAAAACCAGTACAAAAAAGCCTTGGTATATGGCTGGCTTGGTTACTGCTGGGCATTATCGAGGATCTAATTTCGTTCCCTTGGAGATCAAACACGATTATTATGTGTTTGGTTACATTGAAATGGAAGACAAAAAAGCCAATACTGCCTCAATAGTTTTTGTTGGCGGATGTGACAAAAAAACATTGATTAACAGAGAAGTTAAAAGAGCAATCAAAGGTTCACATATGAATTATCAAATTCCTTATTCGGAATTGGTAGATATTGATAAAGTTAGTTTCAATCAGTAGGTTTGCCAAAGAAGTTTTCTGGATATTCCATCTTAACAATTTTTTCTCCTTTGACTTCTTCTTCCCAAAATCGTACCTGTTCCACAGATACACCTAATTCAATATAATGACATTTATCATTTGGGTTTACAGGCATATTAACACTTTTTCCGTTATGCAATATGTTTACTTTGCAAATATTTTCTTTTTTATCAAGGCAAAAACAGTTCTTGCATTTCTTCTTGCTCATACTATAATAGAGTCATGAAAAACATCATTGTTGGATTATTTGGACAGGCAGCATCTGGCAAAGATACAGTCGCAGCAATGCTTGCTCCACGGTTGTGGGAATATATTGATTACGACAGACCTCTTGTTACAAAAATTGCTTTTGCATACAATGTGAAGAAAATATTTTGTGATTATTTTGATGTTGATTTTGATTTTATTGAAGAATGGAAAAGAAATCCTGAACCTCCTCCCGGTTTTTCAATGAATGTCAGACAGGCTTTACAAATGATTGGTGATGGATTTAGAAAAGTTAAAAACTCTGTATGGATTGACAAAGTTTTGAATAAAATGCAAAACGTGATTATCACAGATGGTCGTTATCTTAACGAAGCTAAAGCAATTAAAGAAAAAGATGGCATTGTTGTTCTTATTGATCGTCCCAGTCATCGTAATGCTGATCAGAACGATAGTGAAAAGATTATGGGAGAAGTGTCAGATTATTTTGGCAATAAAGACGCAAATGGAATTATCGCTGATAGTAATTATCCTATGTTTGATTATTACATAAAAAATGATAGCAATCTTTTGTCTTTAGAAGACAAGATAATACAACAATTGATTCCTTCCATTGTTGAAAAGTTTGAATTAAAAGGATATAAATATTAATTCACAATCTATTATTGTTGAAAAACAAATAAATTTATCCGTAATTTGCTCGTGTATTTGGACTTCCTGTTTTTACAACTCGATCATAAGCATTCATTAATTCTTTATAAATTTCTTTCTCAGATTCGGTATTTGCACGGTAATAAAAATCTAACAGAGTATCAATATCAGTATTTTTGCTTCTCAAATCACTTATAAGTACCGCAGAAGCAGCCGATAAAAGTTTACTTTGGTGAGGGCTAGAATTTTTTTCTTTTGCAAACGCATTGCACCATTCATCTGGATGAAGAATATAATGAAAAATTCTTTTTTCATCTTCTGGCAAAAAAGCAACAAGTTGCTTTGCATATTCTTTCAAACGATCTACAGTTAAATCAGCTATTTTAAACAATGATTCTTTGCTCATATAATTTTTTATTGCTGCAAGACGTACACCCATTTCTTTGGGATCGTTATAATATTGAAACCAAGCACTCGAACCTTGTTTTGTGGTATCTTGTTGTCCCGGAGGAAAAAAACGAACTGCACCTT